ATCCCTTGGGGGTCTCTCCTGAAGAAATATGGATTTTGAAGCACAATTGGACGTGCGACCGGCGTAAGGCCGGGAGGATATAGGTTCGAATCCTATCATTATCCCAAAAAACAGACCTATAACTTACGTCAGTAGTAGTGTAGGGGTGAGGTTCGGAGTAATCAACCAAACCAAGAGACCGCCGAGGGTAAACACGGATATGATGCCCGTCTAGCCCGCTACGACCCAAGGGCGGGGTTGTTAAACTTTTTTTATTATATTTATGAAGTGATGAAATCTATACTCTTATTATTCTTACCAATTGTGATGTTCTCACAAATAACATCCTCAACTCTTGAAGGTTCCGTTAAATTAGACGGAAATGATTTAATCAACTCAAAAATAGTTTTGTTATTCACACCAACTAATTCAGAATACACCACAACAACAGATAAACACGGAAGATTTAGTTTAGATAATTTAGATGTAGGTGGTCCGTACACATTATTCATATATGATGATAAAATGGTTTATACAAAGAAAAATATTTATTTAATCTTGGGTGAAAATGATTTATCAACAATAAAATTATAAAATTTTAAAAAATACTTGACACTTTTTAAAAAAGGTGTATATTTATTAGAAATTACAATAACACAACAAATGCAAACTTTAAACATATTACTTACGATAGCGGGAACTGAGGGTAGAGATACAACTTGGAAGCAGATGGTATGATATATATTTAAATAAAAAAAATATTCAAAAATCCATCTTCAAAAAAGGTGGATTTTTTTTTGTATTAAAGTTTGGTATATTGAAATAAAAGATTATCTTTGTCGAAAGAAATTAAGATATGAAAAAGTTAGCAGAATACGATGTGTATGAAGAGTTGGTTATGGATTACTCACCAATATTAGGTGTAACATACGGATTGGTAAATGTCACTCCGGAAAATGAAGACCAAGGACCTGAATACGATAGTGCAGGATTTTCCATAGAAGATAGAGAATAAAAAAAAGATTAAAAAGTTTGGTAGAATGAAATAAAGTATTATCTTTGTACCATCAAACTGAAACAAGTTAATTGACATATTGGTAATATAAAACGGCCCGTTAGTTTAGTAGTAGAACCTATCCCTTTCACGGATAAGAGGACGGAGCGTAACCGTTACGGGCTACAACAGACATCTCCCAAGGGAGAAGGTCCTGGTCCGGATAGAACCTCATCTATCCAAAATTGGGGGTATCGTATAAAAGCAATTACAGTGGTTTTGCAAATCACAGAACACGGAGCGTTACCGTGTACCTCCACAAAAAAAAAGTAAAAAAAGATTTGGTAGTTTAGATTGTTCTACCTATCTTTGTAGAGAATAAAAACAAAGTCTAGTAGTGAAAAAGTATCATCCAACATTGTCACTGTTGAGTCGCCGGAGCATTACCGGTCTAGACTGCAAACCATAGGATTAATTACCCTATGACTGAGGTGTTCGAAAACCTCGATTGATTATGGTGTATGGAGCACAGAGACCGTCATTGGAACTTAGGAGTAAGGTTCAAATCCTTATTAGTCAGCAAAATAAATAATACATCGCGAGGGGGAGGTATAGTATCTCACGACTCTCATAAGGTCGAATAAGCAGGAGCGTTACCTGCCCTACGCTACTAATTTAATAACTAAATCCGTATGGCTACAGTAGCAAAAAGGTCAAGACAACAAAGAGTTCTTGAAATGTTGGAGAAACAATTAAAAAATGGTGTAAAAACCGAAAAAGGAACACGAGATGTGAAAGTTCCATTAACTGATTCTGATATGAAGAGAATCAACAAAGAGATTGAGACTCTTAAAACAAAAGTATAAACTTATAGGTTTAAAATTTAAATTTATTTTCAAGGTATAAGTTTAAAATGTAACTATCGCCTAGTAGGTATGGCACCACACTTCCAATGTGGAATAAGGCCGGTTCGAGACCGGCTAGTTACTCAAAAATAGTGAAAAAGTAATTATATGAAGTAACCTTCGGGGACACTGCCGGAACCCTTTAACACATAGGTAGGTGAAAAGTATGATGAAAGACAACGGCGCACCGGTCATCCATAACGGACGTGGAGATGAAGTCACAGCTCCTTCAGACCGCAATGGTGAAAAATTTGGTCGAACTATTTTAAAAATTATATTCTGTTTGACGTTAGACAGTATGGTGCCCTCGATATCTCGGAAACACAAGTGGGGAAGGAAGTTACTCACCACATACAGAAAACATAGATTCGTATGTCTAACGGAAGGTTAAGTGAAAACGTCGGTATTCGTCAAGAATGTAGCAGGATGATAATAGGGGGGTGAAGGGGTTTGGGCTTTCACACTTAATTACCAATCTATGTCGGTAACAGAATAAATTGGTTCCGTAGCTCAGTGAATAGAGCGACAGATTTCTAATCTGTGGGTCGTAAGTTTGAATCTTACCGGAATCACAAAAAAAAAATGAATAAATCGAACTTCCATCATTCTTAAACTATTTATAATAAAGAGAATTTATGAAAAAAATTGATTTATTAAAAATTAATTGGGAAATTATACAAGTTTATCACGATGAAGGGAATGATAAAACCAAAATTATGAATAAATTTGGTTTATCAAGAAAAATTTTGAATAAAGGAATAAATGATGGTTTATTAAAATTTATAGAATATAAACGTAAATTAACGGATGAACAACGAGATAAAATTCGTATCGGTCGAATAAAATATTTGAAAGAAAATCCGGATAATCATCCTTGGAAACGTAAAGGTAAACAAAAATCTATACCTTGTGAAAAATTAAAAACTATTTTACAGGAAAACGGGTTAATTTTTAATGAAGAATATACACCAATCGAATCTGATAGATTTTATTCAATGGACATTTCATTCTTAAAGAATAAAATAGGTGTTGAGGTTAATGGTAACCAACACTATAATTCAGATGGTACTCTTAAAGAATATTATAAAATTCGTAACGAACATTTTATTAATTTAGGTTGGAGAATAATTGAAGTACATTATTCTAAAATATATCTTGATGAGTTTGTACTAAAATTAGTAAGTTATCTTAAAACATTTGACGAATATTCGTATGAAGAGTTAACTGAATTAAATAATTTAATCAAATTTAATAAAGGTATTAAGGATAAATATTGTGGTTGTGGGAAAAAAATATTAAAAAATTCTAAAACTTGTACTAAATGTTTGGGACAATATAGTAGAAAAGTCGAGAGACCTGAATATAATATTTTAATCAAAGAGATTGAAGAATTAGGTTATGTTGGCACAGGTAAAAAATACGGGGTATCCGACAACGCGATTCGTAAATGGGTGAAATCCTATGAAAAAATAAATACCCCTATAGAGGAATAGGAGACTCGTTCGGTTTAGACCCGAAAGTTTGAAGGTGCAACTCCTTCTAGGGGTACAATACATTATCATAACTCGGTGTGATACACCGCCAACTACCTCCTTAAACAACGTGGGAACTGCGGTTCTCCCAATGTGGCCGAAGTGATGATGTTAAAGAAATTGGCGACAGGTATTCCTGTGGATGAAGTACAAATCCGAGTTTCGGCCGAAACCGTGCCAGTACCAATAAGTAGTTTAAGAGACAGAGTTGACTTCTACTTAAAAAAAATACTCTGCGACAGGCTTCCGTCGCATAGTGGTTGATTGCACCTATTTTGTAAGTAGGACCGAAAGGCACGTTGGTTCGAATCCAATCGGAAGCTCTGAAATGAAAAGATGGCTGAAATGGTAAGGCGTTGAATTGACTTCAGGTCAGTGATGATGGCATTGTAGGTTCGAATCCTACTCTTTTCACAAAATCGACTATAAGAGGATTGGTATGTAGGAACAACATACAAGTAGTTGACATCTCGGAAAGACGGGAATATTGTCAAATGATATAGTGGTAGTATTTGGTCGTCGATTCACGAAAGTGGGGTATCTTCGGCAGAGCACAGGTTCGATTCCTGTTTTGACAACAAATTATAAAGGAAGTGTCCAATGCTCTTTAGACACACTTGACAACTAGGGATGGAGTTAGAATCTCCTGACACAAATTAGGGCTTGTGAATATCAGATGGGTTAAGAGTAGTTGTTATAATATAGTTAGGTGGCGGAATTGGATAGACGCGGCCCCGTCGAGGGGTTTAACCGGAATTACAGGTTCGAGTCCTGTCCTGACTACAACAGTCCCGCTCGCGAGGGAATCGTAATACACAGAGGGCCTCTTAACAATGCACAATTTTCTGTTCTCATCGTATAGGAGATAGAGTTAACCTTCTCAACGTCGTATAAAAAGGTATATGGTCGGGTGGCGGAATTGGATAGACGCGGCCCCATCGAGGGGGTTTAACCGGAATTACAGGTTCGAGTCCTGTCCTGACTACAATTGAGATAGAGATACTCAACAGATTTGGCATCGTTTCTTAAACAAAGATGTAGCTGACGCCTCAAACGGTTTTACAGAGGGGGTCTGTCGGAATAAAGGGAAGAACACCATCTTGCCTCCGAGTAATGGTTGACTTTTAAGCGGTAAGACGCGATGGGTTTTGAATAGGAAAACTGTGGACATCTACCCCAAATTAATCTCATTGGGGGAAAATTACCCGGATGGTGTAACGGTAGCCACGCGGAGCTTAAGACTCCGTGTCCATTGACGTGAGGGTTCGACTCCCTCTCCGGGTACTAAATGGTAATCGTAAAAAATTTTATAAAAAACTTAAACTTTGTGTAGGTTCGAGATATTTATAATAAAAGAATATTATGAAATATAAACACACAAAAGAAGAACTTGAGGATGTAATTAAAAAATCGTTATCAATATCACAAGTATGTAAAAATTTAGGTATTATTGCTGCGGGGGGTAATTATAAAACAATACAAAATAAAATAACGGAATTTAATATTGATATTTCACACTTCACGGGTAAAGGGTGGAATACTGGTGAAAGATATAGAAAAATTATGTTACCAATACCTTTGAATGAAATATTAGTAAAAGGGTCTGTGTATGGTAGTAGTAAATTAAAAAAAAGATTGATTGATGAAGGGTTAAAAACTTCTAAGTGTGAATGTTGTAATTTATCCGAATGGATGGGAAATCCAATTGGTTTAGAATTACACCACATTAATGGGGATTCAAATGACAATCAATTAGATAATTTACAAATATTATGTCCAAATTGTCATTCAATGACTGATAATTATAGAGGTAGAAATATTAAAACAAAAAAAACAGAACCAACTGAAGAATGGGTTAATACCACACTTAAATACGTTATTAGTAAAAGTGATGATGAGACAAAGCAAATAAAAAAACAAGAAATTAAACAATGTTTAACTTGTAACGGAGAATATACCGGAAAAAGTAAAAAATATTGTTCTATCGAATGTTATTACGAGGGAAAAAGAATAAATAATACAATCCCGAAAGTTCCCGAATTATTGGAAATTTTTGGAAAACATAAAACATTTACATCCGTTGGCCGTCATTACAATGTTAGTGATAACGCGGTTAGAAAATGGTGTAAAAATTATGGGATTATGGAAATGATACAAGAAAATAACAAACATTAAAGCGACAGTGCAGAAGTAAACCAGTGTGGCACACGTAAAATTGGACCCGTTGAAAATGTGAGGTGATAGACCACCATATGTTTGATATTTATTTTTAATTGATTATATTACAAATATGAAAAACAACCAACCCAACTCCTCATAGTTTTAGCATTAGCTAAAATTTATGACTCAGAAATTGAGAATTTGGAGAGTAGTACCCGTTAGTAACGGTGTTCAGGCTCCCACTTTTTTCGTAGAAACTACGGAAGAAGGACGTGAGAAGGCAGAGGAATCTGCAATGAGACAAGCAAGATTAAAATCAGGTTTGTCTAAGTTTAAGGAATGGAAATTCCGATTGGAGAAACTCTCTGTGAGGGTTGATAAATTTGGTAGGTATGTCAAACACCACCAATAGTTAATCAAGTGTTTATGGGTTCACTAAAAACCCATATTTTAATCGTCCCGTAGCTTATGCGGTAGAAGCACTTGACTCATAATCAGGAGAATTGGGTTCGACTCCCAACGGGACAACAGGAGATATTTGAGTGTAAGCAAGTTATAATATCAGTCGTTAGACCCTTACAGGTGGTGAACGGTGGTCTGATTGTCATTAATCAGGGTAGGTACCCGGTAACCCTACGTATATCAGAATAGACCTCCAAGGAAACTTGGGGGTTTTTTATTATTGATTAAAAACAAATTATCCTTATATTTATAACTGAAACCTTGTTGCTGAGGTTCTCGTGTCCACAGAGGCATTTGAGTTGGAATTGATACCAACGAAGAGAAGTTCAATAAACATAAAAAATAAAATAAGGAAATTATGTATTACCAAACAAAAACAGGTACGCCTTCTGCGTACATCTCAAAAGACAGAAAACGTCTTAAACAATTTGGACAAACTGTCTATCTAAACAACGGGGACGAATTCCAATTGGAATTATTCAACCCATCATCAACCACAGTATTAGCGAAAATCAAACTTGACGGAAGTTATATCTCCGGAGGAGGAATTGTTCTTAAACCGGGACAAAGAGTATTTCTTGAGAGATATCTTGACGATGCTCGTAAATTTAAGTTTGAAACTTATGAGGTTGACGGAACATCAAATGAGGTATTGGATACCATCTCCGGAAATGGGGATGTTGTTATTGACTTCTTTGATGAATATAAACAACCGGTGTGGAATAACCCAATAACTTATATTGGTAATTCATTTGGTATACCGACTTGTAACACTTATAATAGTCATAATATAACGGGAGGTTATGTGAGTAATGGTACCGTTACAACAACAAATTATTCATCAACTAATACGGGTGGTATTAGTTTCAATACCGCGTCAAGCAACACTTTTGTTGGACCAAACATTAGAAGTAAAAAATCTAAAAGTAATTCTCGTAGTGAGGTTACTATGGATATGTTATCTATGGACTCTATTGAAACCGGTAGAGTTGAAAAGGGTGGTTCATCTGACCAATCATTTAAAACCGTAGATAAAACTTTTAATCATTATGCTTGTTCAACATCTATATGGAAAATTCTTCCGGTATCACAACAGGTTTTTGAAAAACAAGATTTAAAAGTATATTGTGGGAATTGTGGGACAAAAAAACGACGTGATAGTCATCTTTTTTGTCCCCACTGTGGAGAAAAATATTAAATAATATACAAATAACAAGGTTTCATAAAAAAACCCCTTCTTTTCAGAGGGGGTTTATTATTTTTATTTCTTATTAAGGAAATTAGGTTTATTTAATGATTTGGTTCCACCACTAAATGATTGTGTTCCGGTATCGCCACTTAATGTTAAAAGGTAGTTTAAACCTGTTTTACCACTAAAAGGGATGATGTCGGTATCAACTAATTCTTTTTGACCTGATTTAAGAACTTCGGAAACCACAGTATTACCTGTTGGTACTTCTAAAAATTCTTTAATGGATGTTTTTAATTGACCAGCATTTAACTCAACAGATGTGTTAAAATCTGTTAAACCTGGGTTAATAAATGTTTTATCACCCTTTTTGACTTCGTATTTTACAAAATATTTCATATATAATTTTTTTATTTAATTTAATTTTTAGTCATTCCACCAAACATAATCGTTTGGAACTCTCCAATCATAATTATTAGTTGAATCAACTGTTTTAATTCCATTTGCTGATACCATATAATTTGTTACAATATTATTATTTTCAATTTGAACTAAAACTCTATTTTCTACCATTATTACGTCATATATGTTATTATATTGTGTTATAGTAATAGATTGTAATAAAGCCAACGATAAATTGTATAAACTAATTACTAAATTTTCATCATTATTGATATATAGATATAATATAACATCTTTTCCAACTTTTACATTAGAATAACAACAATTAGGTGTTGGAGCAATAATTTGAGGTGATAAATTATTTTCAGTTAAAAGTCTAACATAAAGTCCGTCCATATCATAGTTAGCTAATACCATATTACTAGCTCTTTTGAAAGTATCTGTATAATACAAATTAACAGTTTCACTATTGTCGTAATAATCAATTGATATGAATTTTGAATTTGTGGTATTAAAATAATAAGCTCCCGGACCAGTTTCAAAATAAAAAGTCCCATAACTATAATCATCATTCCAATTATCATAGAATAATACATAATCTAATTGATTACCCATCGCATCGTATGCGTATAATGTTCCTGCCGAACCATAACTACTAAATGTTGTAAAGATAAATGTGTCTCCAATCCACCAAGAGGCAATATAATAGGTGTCTAACGGTCCTAATAGAGTAACATCGACAGATGAAACACCATCTGACGTTATCGTTAATAATTTTAAAATATTACCATCATCTTCATAATATAAAAACATTAAAGATGACCCCAAGAAGTCATTATATATATTAACCCAATTTACTGTACCACCTGAATAATTAATTAAGTAAGGTGTTCTATATTCTGTGTCACCACTGAAATATGATAAAACATTAAAATAAATTGAAGTTATAAAATAATAATTATTATCAGACTCATTATAGAAAAATATGTGGAAATCTTGACTTGGGAAATTAGTGTCAGCACCGTATAAACTATCGTAACGTTGATTCCAATTTGAGAAATTATCACCTCTTTGATGAGTTGTTGATATTAATGTGTTTGTTTCACCATCATATGTATAGATTAAATAAGGTGTATTAACATCACCATCATAATAAAAAATGATATTCATTTTATTTGTACCAAAGAAAGAAAGGTCAAAATCATCGTATGTGTCACCTAAAGTTAAATCAATTGATTGTAATATAGTTCCTGTTGATGAGTAGATATTAAAAAATTTATAAGTACCATCGTTAGTATTGTAATTCATTGTTGTGGTAAAGTTAGAATTCCTATACTGGAAAACACCTATTTGAGTATTATCACCGTCCCAATTAACTAACGGAATTTCACTATCCATTGTTATTAAGGTGTATAAGTTGTATGAACCATTACTTAAAGCTGTGACAAAACTATTGTTATTATTACTGTCCCAATAACCACCTACTACGCCAAACATATAGTCGACTCCGTTAAATTCTCTTGATTTAAAAGTTTTACCGTCCGAGTAGTTAAATATTTCATTATCATAATCAATAAAATATGCGAATTTACCGTCTAACATATCATAATTTCTACTATTAGTACTTGCAGAATATTGACCAATAATTGTTCCTCTATAATCTAAATAAATTGATGCTTTATTATCGTTATCATCGTTAGTTAAATAAATTGCGTAACCTGAATTTGTAAATGGAAATATATTATCAATATACCAATAACCACCGGTAACATTAGCCGTGTTATACCCCAAATCAACAGGACCATAAATAACATTATGGTCAAAATCCAAAATAGAATAACCTAAATTAGTTGAACTAGGTAATTTTGAGAATATTAAGATTGATTTATTTGTATAATCAACATAAGTTTTAGTCCCATTACTTCCACCACCAATTACGTGGTCGGTTGGAGGAAATGCTGATTCTTCCTCTATGGTGATTGCACCATTATTGTAAATTTTTAAAGTTCCTGTTTCAGCCCAAATTGTTTTTATTTGACCCGGATTTAACTGAACTTGATAATTCCACATTGCGTCTGACAAAGTTTTGTAGTCAAAAAATTGTGCTAATGTGGTGTTGTTCTTTAAAACGTATTTAGTTCCACTCATAATGTTTTTTTTTATTAATAAATATTTACTTTTTTTGATTAAACATTTTTTTATCTGAAAAAAATGATTATCTTTGTATCAAAATTAAAATACTATGGAAAATAATATGAAACCACCTTGCAGAATATACCTTGACGATGTGAGAACACCGACCGGAGATAATTGGATTGTTGTAAGAAATTACGATGAATTTGTTGTGGAAGTTAATAAGATTGGATTAGAAAATATTGATATAATATCATTAGACCACGATTTGGGTGATACTGCTATGAAGGAATATTTTGATAATGTTTCACCAAATTATACTTTGGATTACAACAACATTGATGAGAAAACCGGTTATGACGCTGCTAAGTGGTTAGTAAATCAATTTTATTACGAATTTCCGGAAAGAATTAATATGACTAAAAACGAAAAAAAGAATAGTAAATTTAATTTTCCATTAATCTATGTTCATTCACATAATCCCGTTGGTGCTCATAATATTTGTGGTTGGATTAACAATTTTTTGAAAAACGAAAAACAGCCTGAGACTTGTGTTAGAGTCCAAATACCTATTAAATAATTTGGTGAATATTTTTATTATACATATCTTTGTACTTTAATTATTAAAACAAATAAAAATGAACGTATTTTTCTTAGATGAGAATCCTATATTATCGGCACAATACCACGTGGACAAACACGTTGTTAAAATGATTTTGGAACACAGTCAAATTTTATGTAGTGTTCATTGGGTCAATGGTAATGATGCACCGTATAGATTAACCCACAAAAATCACCCCTGTTCAATATGGGCACGTAAGAGTTTATCAAATTATTTATATTTGTGTGAATTAACACTGGAACTTGGTAAAGAATATACCCACAGGTATGGTAAAAGACACAAATCAATAGATGTGATTAATTGGTGTATTATAAATAAACCAAACATTCCGGATATTGGTTTTACCACTCCGGCGATGGCAATGCCGGATGAGTTTAAAACGGATTCTGTTGTGGAATCTTACAGAAATTATTATATGGGCGATAAAATTAGTTTGGCATCTTGGAAAAACAGAGAAAAACCTTTTTGGTTTGGAAAAAAAGAATTAGATTTGCAGTATGATTAAAATAGATAACAATAGAAAAGTGTGGTTAGTTTCAGATTCCCACTATGGTCACAAAAATATCTGTCGTGGAGTAACTTCTTGGAGATTACCGGATGGTAGTATTCCAATATCTCAAACAAGAGATTTTAATACAATAGAACAGATGAACGAAACAATCGTTAATAACATTAATAGCGTTGTTGGACAAGATGATGTGTTAATTCATCTTGGGGATTGGAGTTTTTCTGGTGTAGAAAACATTAAAAAATTTAGAGATAGAATTTTGTGTAAAGAGATTCACCTTATATTGGGAAATCACGATACGCATATAGAGAATAACCGAGACGGAGTACAGGATTTATTCACAAGTGTTAGTCACTACACAAGATTGATTTATAAATTCAAAACATTTGTTCTTTGCCATTTCCCAATACAGAGTTGGGATGGTTTAAATAAAGGTCATATCCAACTTCACGGGCACGTACATCTCCCGACAAACCTAAGATTTGGTAAAGGTAAAAAAATGGACGTTGGTATGGATGGTCACCCAACGTTTGGAGTGTATGATATTGATGATATTATACGAATAATGGATAAACGTGAAATTGCGTCGGATATGTTATTTGACCACCATACGGATGAGATTGAAACTGAAGACGGAAAAAAACGTAAGTAATATGAACAAGAAAAATTTAACAGGAAATTACTTTTGGACCAAACGATGGTTTGGTGGTTTTAACCTTTGGGTTGAAATTCAAACTCCGGACACCTATTTTGGTAATATTAAAAAGTATGTAAAAGGAAATCTTGCTGATATGAATGAGTTGGGGGTTGAAATGTCTAAAAGAAAATAATATGTATAAAACACGAATTGAGGAAGACCATTTTAATGAAAATGATTCATTAGTATCATCACGGATAATAATTGAGGTTCCATTACCTCTTGAGTTACTTCAAGATTGTTATTCATTCTACTCTATGGATACACCATCTGAAATTAAAAGAATGTTAATGGAATCCGTTGGAGATGCTGTTGATGAAATTATTTTAGGTAATAGACCTGATAATGTTAATGAACAATGGTTGAGAAGAAAACTAATAGAAGTAAAAGTAAGTTAATATGGAAAAAGAAAGAGAAATTGTTATCTGTGCTTGTCATAGTACTGAACATCAAATGGTAATATCTTATAGTGAGGATGTTATCGATGGAGAGAGATATCCGGAAGTATATCTTCAAATACTATTAAATAAACGACCATTTTGGAAAAGAGTTAAATATGGTCTTAAATACATCTTTGGTTATGAATCTCGTTATGGAGCATTTGACGAAATGATTATTGATAAAAAAGATGTGGATAAGTTTAAGAGAATTGTTGAACATTTAGAAAGTTTATAATGAATAACATAAAAGAAAATATAACCCCCCTGAAGGAACTATTCCTTTTAAGGGGGGTTCCGTAATACCTGGAAGTGGTAAAACAACATTAGCGAAGTCTTTGGGTGGAAAACATATTGAAGCCGATATGTTTTTTATGAAAGATGGTGAGTATCAATTTGATTTTACAAAACTAAAAGATGCTCATAAATGGTGTCAAGATTCCGTTGAAGTTGCTATGAAAGGTTGGGAGGGTATATCATTACCTTCAAATAGAATTATAGTGTCCAACACATTCACACAAGAGTGGGAAATGAAACCATATTATGATTTATCCGAAAAATATGGATACAAAGTGTTCTCGATTATTGTGGAAAATACTCATAACGGTGAGAATATTCATAATGTTCCAATTGAAAAAATAAATGATATGAAAAATAGATTTATTGTACGTTTATAAAATTTTGAACTATTTATACATAGTATTAAATATAAATGTTGAAAACTATGGGTAAAAAAAATAGAATTTGTAATTGTTGTAATAAACAATATTATGGTCAAGGTATATTATATTGTTCTATTGAATGTAGAAACTTTGCATCAAAGGGTAAACCACAGAAAAAGAGAAGTGATGAAACTAAATTAAAACTTAGTGAAATTCATAAAGGGAAAAAAATTAGTGATGAAACTAAATTAAAAATTTCTAAGTCTCAAAAAAAATTATGGGAAGATATTGAATATAAAAATCGACAAACAAAAAATAGATTAGGTCGAATACAAACTGATGAAACTAGAAAGAAAATTTCAGATTCTCAAAAAGGGGTTCCAAGACCATCAACCACATTATATAATAAAACTAGACCAAAAGTTTTTGGGTGGAATCACACGGAAGATAGTAAGAGAAGAATATCTGAAAAAGTTTCGGGTAATAAAAATGGTATGTACGGTAAAATACCAAAATTTTCAAAATATTCATTATATGAGAATAATGATATTATTATCAAAATGAGGTCAACTTGGGAAGTTATTTATGCAAAGTATTTGGATAGTTTAGGGTTTATTTGGGAATATGAAAAACACACTTTTATATTAAATGATAATAATACATATACACCTGATTTTTATTGTAATAATATTTTTTACGAGGTAAAAGGTTATTTACACCCACACTCAAAAATGAAAATGGATTTATTTATCGAACAATATCCAGAACACACTTTAATAATTGTTGATAGAGAATACTTAAAAAAATTAAAGTTAATTAAATAAATTTGAAATTTCTTTGTAATTTATTTAGTAGTCTAAAATAAATTAGTATCTTTGTCCCCTAAAATTATTTAACTATGGAAAATATCTTTAAAGTTGCTAAGTACGAAAAAACGGAAACCGGATTCAATCGTAATGGATATGATGAATATGTTATTACTTATGGTAAGGCGAGAAAGGTTCATTTACTTAGATTGATTATCAACGGACAATACACAAACCATACAATAAATCTAATTGATGGGAATAGTGGTTATAAGAAAACTATTCTCACAGCTATTAGTGATTACAAAAATGGTAGATTAAAAGGTGACCCAACTCAGGTTGTGAAGAAAACAATTACTTTTAGTGAGATAGTTCAAATTTACAGCAAACCAATTGTAAGTAATGTTAAGAATTATTTATTGGGGATTAACAAAGAAGAAAGAAGAGATACATTAACAAAATTTGAATTGATATGAGTGGAGGTTCCTTTCAATATGACCAATATAAGATTGGTTACATCGCAGACCAAATAGAGGAGGTGATAATCAAGAATGGTGTTAAGAAAACACCGGAAGATTTAAAGCAAGAAGGTTGGAGAGACCCTGATTGGTATAAAAAATACCCTGAGGACTTATCCCATTACAAATATCCGGATGAGGTTATTGAGAAGATGAAAGAGGCTGTTAGAGCTCTTAAAATCGCTCAAGAATACGCTCAAAGAGTGGATTGGTTACTATCAGGTGATGATGGTGAAGAATCGTTCTTAAGTAGGTTGGAAGAGAATTTAAAAAAAATAGAGGGTAAATTAGTATTTTAAAATAAATTTTAGTAGATTGTGGGATTATATTATGTTAGTAGATATTTATGTTAATACATAAATAACTATGATTGGAATATACAAAATAACAAATCCTAAAGGTAAAATTTACATTGGTCAAAGTATCGACATTGAAAGGCGTTTTTATGAATATCAAAAAAAAATAAGATGTTATTCTCAAAAAAAATTATATAACTCATTAATAAAGTATGGTGTGGATAACCACAATTTTACTGTGATTGAGGAGTGTGAAATTGAATTATTAAATGAACGAGAAAGATATTGGCAAGACCATTATAATGTTTTAATGGATGGGTTGAATTTATTATTAACAAATACTAAAGATAAAAATGGTGAAAATAGTGATGAGACAAAAAGTAAAATATCCAAAAGTCTTAAACAATATTTTGATTCCTTACCAACTCAAAAAAAACAAGAAATCTACGGTAAAAGTTCACGACAAAGAAAAGGTAAACCAGGAAATAGAAAAAATTCAATTTTAACTGAAGAACATAAAAAAAAATTAAGTCAAGCAAAGAAAGGTAGTGTACTTAGTGATGAAACTAAAGAAAAAATACGAAAAAAAATGATTGGTCGTGAAGTTACTTGGGGGGGTAAAATTAGTGAGTCGAAAAAAGGTATCCCTAATTTAAAAAATAGAGGGAAAGGTAATAAACCAATATTACAATTTAGTAAGGAAAATATTTTAATAAATGAGTGGGGTAGTATTACGGAGGCGTCAAATACTTTAGGTGTGTCGTTTAATTCTATTTCTAACAATTTAACAGGATATTGTAAAACATCAAATGGGTTCATTTGGAAATACAAAAATAATTATGATACAAATATTAAATAAATTATATGATGATGGATTAGTTTATAAACAAGTTCATCCTACACTACCTTTAACTATATGGAATTATTCTGAAAAATGTCAATACGAAAATATTTGGAATGAACATCTTTTGATGTGTCGTGGATTGGTAACCGATGATAAGGGTAATATCGTATCAAAATCTTTTAACAAATTCTTCAACATAGAAGAAGGAAAATTTGAACCAACCGAAAACTTTGAGGTGTGGGAAAAAATGGACGGCTCACTAGGAATTGTATTTTGGTACGAAGGTCAATGGGTGGTTGCCACTCGTGGTTCATTTGGTTCAGACCAAGCAATCAAAGCTAAAGAACTATTAAAAAAATATAACACCGACATAATGTTTAGACATTTGACTTTCTGTTTTGAAATTTTATTTCCTCAGAATCGTGTGGTAGTAGATTATGGTGATTATGAAGGGTTAGTCTTATTAGGAACCTTTGATAAGAATGGAAAAGAGTATGATATAGAAATGTGGGCTCAATATGGTTTTGATGTGGTTAAAAAATACGACGGTATAACTGACTACAAACAACTGAAAGAAATGGTTAAAAACGACCAAGAGGGATTCGTGGTAAAGTTTTCTAACGGAGATAGAGTCAAAGTGAAAGGTGTTGAATATCTTCGTCTTCACAAAATTATGACCAACGTCACCACAACTGGTGTTTGGGAGTACCTGAAAAATGGTGAAGATGTTATGGAGATTTTAAAAGATGTTCCTGATGAATTCTACGACAAAATCAAATCTTATGTCCAACATTTAAAATACGGTTATTTTCAAATATCTGAAGATGTTGGTAAAAAATTTGATTATATGATGTATGGTAAATACAATGACAAAGAATCAATCACAGATAGAAAGGAATTTGCTGAGTGGGTATTCACCCAACCTAAACATATGTCAGGGATTTTATTCAGAATGTTTGATAAAAAAGATTATTCTGAAATCATATGGAATCTAATTAGACCGGAATTCAAAAAATTGTAATAAAGTGCGGGTAACACCTCACTTTTTTTGTTTTTGAGGTATTTATAGATTATAAAAAAACATTAAAATAGGCATGAGTGTATCAATAATAGTGGCGTTTATAACGGGGGTATTAGGACCTGTTCTATTATTATTCATTAAGAATAAATTAGATAAAAAACCGGAAAAACCTGATATGGTATTGGAAACATTAAAAGTTAGTGAACTTGTAATGACCAAATTAGACCATATTAAAGACGAATTTAAAGCTGATAGAGTTTGGGTTGCGCAATTTCATAATGGGGGTAATTTTTATCCAACCGGGAAATCGATGGCGAAATTCAGTATCATATACGAATCTGTTGCACCATCAGTATCATCCATCCAAGGAAATTTTCATAATATACCTGTTAATTTGTTTAGTAAATCAATCAATCAATTATTAGAAAACGATACAATTGGAATACCTGACTTTAAAGATGAAACTGTCGCAACATTTGGATTAAAATATATTGCGGAAGATACTGGATGTAAATCAGGATATCTTTTTGCGATAAAATGTATTGAAGGTAGATTCATTGGTATGTTAGGTATTGATTACACTAAGAAAAAAACAAAACTAAATGATGAGTCAATAACTAGTTTATTAGTTCAGTCAACCTCTATTGGTGGTGTATTAATGAATCATTTAGAACAATAATATGAAAAAATTAATTAGTTTATTAGAAGCAAATGTTACAGTAAGTTCTTTAGGTTTGTCAAATACTACAACAGATAATGACGGTACTAGTAAAGATTTAATATCTCCGGCACTATTAAATGATATTAACACTGCGGCAAAAAATGCGAATCTTAAAGTTATTATTACCACGGCAGTTTCTGACCATAGAGAAACTACTTCATCAGGAAATCCAAGTAGACATACTACCGGTAGTGCTGTTGACGTTGCAAACATTGATGGGGTATCGTATAATTCTGACAAAACCAAATTTACTCAACTAGGTAATACTTTAGTGGCTCAATTAAAAAGTATGGGGTATGACGCTAACGGTAGTGAAACAGGACACCCAAAGGCTGTATTATGGCAAGTAGCTAACCATTTAGACCACGTTCACGTATCTAATACAACAGGGGCTCCATCAACACCAGGAACTGTTTCGGCTTCCGGTAATACATCTACCGCAACAACATCTGATAGTTCAAATAAATATAGAATGGCTGCCGATAGTATTTTTACCGATGCTTTAACAACCGGTATTAATAAATTAGGTATTCAAACAGAAAGTAGATTAGATAGAGACATTAATAAAATAAAAAAATTATTAAAATGATACAATTTGTAAATCCAATTAGTGGTTCAAGGATAACAGATATTCCTGGTTCAAACAGTGTTATGTTAACACCTAATTATGGAAGCCCAATTGTTTCTCCATATAAAGGTCTTGTTTATAACATTAATAATGATTCTATTATAATACAACATAGTTTAGATAATCAATATGTATATTCAAAATTTAAGGGGATTAATAGATTTCAAGTCGGCGTTAACGTTCCGTTAAAACAAGGAGAGTCATTTGCTTATGGTGACACAACAGATATTGAATATAGTATCTTGGATGAGAATGGTAAAAAAATGAGTGTTATGCCATTTTTTAATGGTATTGATGATGGAACAAATAAAAAATCCGATAAAGACGATAATAACAAAAACAAAACCAAAAAAGAACCAACGTCTACAATACCTGGTAAATCATATACTGCAGATTTTTTAACTCATTTGGCCTTAAAACCTTTAGATTTATTTCATAATATGATAAGACCTAAGACTGATGAAGAAAAAGCTGATGCTAAAATGAAAAAGGAAAAAGAAAAAGATGAAAAACTTCAAAAAGTTAATGAAGATATAAATAGAATAAAACAATTATTAAAATAAAAAAACCCCTCCGAAGAGGGGTTATTTGTTTTACTTCACTTGTGTAGTATCTACGTGAGTAGTGTCTACGGCTGTTGTATCTACTGATACTGAATCAACCGCTGTCGTATCAACTGTAGTTGTTGATTCCTCTGTGTTTACTTGTTTACAAGATGTTACCGTCAATGTTGCGATAATTGCTAAAGCTAATAATACTTTTTTCATAATACTTTTTGTTTAAGTTAATTTTTAAGTTCGTTAAATAAATAGTTATTTAAAACCGGTAAGTCAAACATTATGCCAAAAAAAATTTACGTAATCGTTGTAGTAAAAAATATTTTTAAAAATTTTTAAAATAAATTTGGTAGAACAAAAAATAGCAGTATCTTTGTACTCACAAAACGGATGAATTATGGATAAAGAGAAATTGTATAGAAGTGTTAACGGTGAATACCTTTATTTGTTTAATTGGATTGGTGGTGGATTCAACGACGTGTGGGCTCCAAGTAAAAGAGAGGCTTACGCTAAGGTTGTGAGAGAACAAAAAGAACACGAGAAGAAATACCCAACTCACGTTAAGTTGAGACCGGATTATAAGTCTATGAGACGTTGTACATATTCTCAGTATCAAGAGCAAAACCGAATGGGATGGATGATGAGTATGTAATTATGGAAAGTTCTTTAAAACATAGTATAGACTCATACAAACGTTTATTCCTCGATAATAATGAATATCTTTGGGAGAGTGAACACAGTAAAGATTTTCTTAAATTTCAAGTTATAAAACTTGATGGCTCGATTAGAGATAAGATACTTGTTTCTGTTAAAATATTGGATTATCGTTGGGATGGTATTAGTAAGAAACTTTTAGACCAAACAGGTTTACTGGTTCTTACCCGTATAATGAAAAAATCACTAAACTTTGATTTTTCAATATGTTCGATTAAAGATTTTGATATTTTTATGACTAATGAGGGTAACTTTAAATTACCGGAAAAACAAAAACGTAAACCAACATTTACGATTTACACCGGAAGAGGGGGATTTGACACTTTAAGAGAATCTTCGTATCTTTTTAATGATGATAGAGATGATTTTATGAACTCATATGAAATGGCGTTAGGGATTAATCGAAATAGATATAATAGATAAAATGGGTAAAGAACAAAAACTTATTAACCTGATGTTTGAGATGGTATTGGTAACCACAAATGACCCTGTTTTTTGTAAAAGACCAAGAGGTGAAAGAATGGCGTGGGTGGCAGACAATCTAAGAAGTTCGGGGTATGACACACATCCAATTGGTATGAGTTGGGGTGTAATCGTTGACGAAGAGTTTAGAAAGTCAGTTCCGGTTTTGAAAGATAATTTAGATAATTAAAAACTACTTGAGTAAGTGGGAGTGGTCAATCAACAACCCAAAGAAGTTTCAGGTAAATCAATATGGAAACGGGACGGCTGAGCCCATATAGGTAAGTAGGAAGTTAATGTGTTTTTACAGGGATTGAACAGTTTTTAACATTAACGAAACATAGTCAGGAGACCATTGGTTGGTATCACCTCCCCAAGGTTGAGTAACGGTAAGGCCGACTCTTTATGGTAAAGACGGAACAGGTTCGAATCCTGTCCTGACTACTCTAATTAAACTAGTTTATGAACAGTCTTTGAGGTGAGATGCTCTCGTTAGAACGGAAGTCGGGTGGTGAAATAATTGGGAACACTGCGGTATTATAGATTAAGAGGTAATTACAGGTTCGAGTCCTGTCCTGACTACAAGGGGTGTTGGTAGCTCCTGATGGGTTTAGATGTGTAACTTTCCCTCCAACAACCAACATTACAATTGGATTAATATAGAAACAACTCTTCGTAAGGTTATCAGATTAAACGTTACAAAACAGTCAGGTGGCGGAATGGTAAACGCTCACAGGTTGGTATTGTAAAAGAGGAATTGACCTCCATCTCCACGCTTTTAGTGGTTATACCTTACAGGTTCGATTCCTGTCCTGACTACAAATTTTAATCAAACCCACAAAGAAGCAAATGCGTTGCTGGGACCCGAGGTGTCTAAGTTAGAGGCAAACTAACCCAAATCACATTGACAACAGTTATCGGAGTAGATTGGAAACCTACGATTAAAATTTTTATTTGACTTTTTAATTTAATAACTTATATTTATATTATTATGAAATAGATTAACAAACTTTACGTCGTTACCCGAGGAGACTTAAAACCGGGTTATCAAATTGCCCAATCCGGGCACGCCATTTCTCAGTTCTTTTTAGAACACCCGGAAAAGGCACGTCAATGGAATAACAACTACTTAATTTCGTTATCCGTTAAAGACGAAGAATCATTAACAAAATTATTAAACAAACTCAACGACCAAGGAATAAGTGTGTCTTATTTTCAGGAACCGGATATTGGTTATCAACTAACATCCATTGCGTTTGAATCCACGGATGTGTCATCCAAGATGACCTCATCCTTACCATTATCATTAAAAAATTTATAAACCTTAAAAACAAAAAAGTTATGATGTAGATTAACAAAAAGTGTGAAATTGTATTTCATTTCAACAAGAAACATCTTACTGACCCAAACATTCCGATGTGGGTTATTAAGTGTAGAGGCGACACTCATTATGTTCACCACGTTGATGTAAGTCCCGGAGTGGGATTCTCAACAAAGGAAACTCCTGACAACCCCCACACTAAAGGGAGTATCAAAATCAAAGGTTATTTGACCTTGGAAGAAGATGGGGAAAAAAACATAATCGCTAAAATTAAATAAAATAAAGAAATGAAAACAAATACGCAAACACCGATGATTAAAAGTACTTTCAGTAATTTAGTACACAAACTATTAAACCCTAATCCTGTTAAGAACAGAGATAAATGGAGAGTTAAAACAGAGAAATTAACAGACCAACAAAAGATTGAGTTATTCGATAAGATTGTTGAGATGGATAAAAAGTGTACAGAACTATTGGGTTCTTATTGGTACGATAAACGTGATAAAAAACGTGTCTTAAAAAAAAGACAAGAAAAACTTGAAAAAAGTTTGGTAGAATAAAAAATAGTACTATCTTTGTACTCGGATTGGTTGAGATACCAATCCAATTTGGCTCCGAAGTGTAATGGTTACACGACGGTCTCTAAAACTTGTAATGGGGGGTTCGAATCCCCTCGGAGCCACAAAATAATTTAGTATGATACCAAGAGAAGAACATCTAAAACAAGTTAATCGTTTTCACGATATGTTGGGAAAGATTGATAAAGAAATTGAGGAAAAAGGTGAGAATGCCGACCACAATTTATATTTCAAATACTTTAATTTAACGTCAAAAGTTTGGCCGTTAGTTGATGATTGTATTGAACAGATAAAAGATAAATTAGATGAGTTTGAGAGATAGAGGTTGTAACAATTGTAAACATTACAAATCAGCAACTGATTTTTGGGGTGAAAAACCAACACAAAGAATTTGTTTATCTGGAAAAGATAATGAAGTCAAAGAGTGGTGGGAAAAGAATGGTAAGAAGACCATTGAAGATGAGATTGACCAAATGGAATGTTACGAACCAACAGAATCCTCAGTTATGTTAGATAAAATGTCAACATTAGTAACTAAAATGAGTGAGATTGTAAATAAAATATAAGATGGAAAGTAAATTATTATGGTGGGGTTATAAACATACCTCCGGAACCTATCAAGTGAAAAGATACTTTGATAGATTGGATATTCAAGAAGCAATGGAGAGTCCATTTTGTAAAACGGTTACCGGTCCGTTTGAGGCTGAAAATCGAGATGAAGCTTTATTAATTGTAGAACAAAAAACAAACTAAATAAATTATGGAAATAGTATTATTACAATTCGGATTGATGGGATTAAACCTATACTCCGCAAAAACACAAAAAGAAAATGGTAGAAATCCAGCATTCAGTTATTTTGTATCCGGAATGTGTTTTAGTTTTGGTCTAACAAAATTAATAGAATTATTTTTAAAATAATTTGATATATTAAAATAAAAGTATTATCTTTGTAGAAGAAATAAAGTTCTTAAAATTATTGAAAAAATAGGTGGACGTTGTGTCGAGGATTCAAATCCCTCCGGTCTTAACCCCGTAGCTCAGATGGTAGAGCATACGTCCACTACAATATATTCTAATTAACGACTTAGGTTCAATCGGTCGTTATGGTATGTGAGGAAAATGAGATTGTGTATGACCCGTAACCAGTTCGGGAGGTAGCCCTTCGCATCTAACGTGTTACTGAAAAATGTAATCGCCATAACAAGTTAGGATTAAATGACACTGTAGCTCAGTGGGAGATTTATTTCCCTTGGTAGAGCAGGAGTAACGAAAGACTCTGTGCCATAGGTTCGAAGCCTGTCGGTGTCACAATAGATTATTCTGTGATAAGATATCAGATAGACCTATTACAGCAGAACCCCATAGGGAGTCAGAAATGACGAGCAATATGGAGCCCCTATCAGATTACAGTTGAGGAGGTACTCAAAGATAACCGTGAGGTTAACAAGAAATAAACGATGGTTTGGGTAGAACGGATGTTAAAGGCGAGTTTTAGGTAGTACAGAATGGGTGACCTACGAATGAGTAAATCTTAAGGTCTTATCACAGATTAAAAAAAAAGTTTTATAAAGTGCTTGACAAATGAAAAAAATCACTTACCTTTGTAAAACAAATGAGGAAAACCTCAAGACGTTCTTAAAAATTTTGGATTATCCTTTACCCACTTCGGTGGAGTAAAAAATGATAATGGGTGGTATATCATCCTTAAATAAATTGAAGAAATTCAATATAAACCGAACTTAGTTGTGTTATTAAGTTTGGGGCTTCTGAAAGGGAGCTCGAGTATACAAGTGAGATATCAGTAAACCTGTAGTACCGAGGATAACTTCGTAGGGAAATGGATTACTGACCGGGAGATGTGGGTCTTTCGGTTGAGGGGGGAACTCCAATTTAAGAATAACTCATAGGGACTATGTGAGAAATAAAGTCATCCAACTTTATGATTGCGGGTTCCAGTACAAGAGAAATCTTAAAGTCGAAAGACAAGATAAGTAACAGGTGGTGCTGTCATTATCCTTATCAAACATCTACCAAGATTTTGATTCGAAGAATTCTTAAATTACCGAGATAGGGATATCTCACGAAGAAGTTTAGTATTCTTTAACCCAAAAGGTTATGGAGCTTATGGTAGACCACTTCTTTGATTCATCCACAACACAATTACTATTTTCAATATGGTGAAAAACTAAAAGATATAGAGCAAAAGTGTTTACCGGGTTTTGATGTAAGACACCAACTTAGTTACCGGCTGTCGGTAGCCTAAGATGTCCGCAAGACTGATTAGATTTCTGTGAAAAACTTATAGGGGGTCGAACCCCGAATCAGGTCGCAAACTTGAATAGGATTGAGTATCAGGAGAGTAATTAAGACCCTAAGGTATGGTTATCCTAAATAACCGGTGTTAAGAATTATCAACCAAAAGTTGATGGAAACGAAGGGAAACAATAATCCTTCAAAAGATTCTTAGTAAGACGAGTATTCTCATCGTATTTAGCCAAAAAGGTAACTCATTTATTTGTGTTACCTTTTTTTGTTTATAATATAATTAACAATATTGTCTAATTCACTCATATTGTAACATTCACTATTTCCTGGAAATTTTAATAATGGGTCATATTTTTTTGATTTGAAATTTTTATGTGTTTCTTTCTCAAGATTAAAAATATAGTCAGAACTATTCGTCACCTCATTTAATACTTCATATTCATATGGCATTCTTTTTCCGTAAAATCTAACTTTAACATCATTAAAAGTTATTCCAACTTTAATAAATGTTTCTATTTCATTATAACATTTTAAAATATATAATTTTGGATTAGAATCGGGGTTTTGTGAAATTTGTGTATTCCAACTTTTTAATGAAAAACTGTGTGATGAATTTTTATTTTTTTTGGATGATTTAATGTATCTGCAAACCGGACATCCTTGACCTTTTAAGTGCATATTAGGGGTTTGTTCAAATTCTCCGTGTTCTTTACAAACTATTTTAACTTTACTTTTTGAATTATTATAATTGACTAACGAATAATCATATTCGTTATTATGGACTGTATTTGATTTATTTATAAACTCTTCATTATTTGATGTTTTTTTATTAATAACACATTTTAAACAACCTCCGGAACCTTTTACGTGATTACTGGTTATTGTCTCAAATACACCGTGCGTTGGACAGATAATATTTATTTTCTCAAAAGATTTAGTAGAATCGACTAATGAATAGTCATATTTATTTTTGTGTGAAATATTGGATTTATTTATAAATTCTGAGATGGTTAAATTTTTCCCTGAACATTTTAGACATCCACTACCTCTTAAATGATTTTGGGGGAACTGTTCAAATTCTCCGTGTTCTTTACAAATAATTTTCACTTTAATTCTTTTATTTATATAAACACACGAAGAATAATTGTATCTATTACCGTGAATTTCTTTAGATTTTTTAATAAAAATTTCTGTGGTTATTTTATTGTTCATTATCTTGAAGTTGTTTTTTAATAAAATTTCTTATTTGTTGACTCATATTATAACCCTTTTGTTTACATAAATTTTTATATTTTTCGTGTAAATCTTTTTCTAATCGAACTAAAAATGTTTTTTCTTTATTTTCCATTATGTATATCTATTTATATATAAATATATACAAATTAAGTAAAAGTTAAAAAATATTTTAAAAATTACAAAAAAAATTATTATCTTTGTCGTATGAAAAAATCAATCAACATAATCAATAAGAAAGCCAAGTTTGAATATGAATTTATCCAAACAGAAATTGCGGGGGTTTCATTACTTGGCAGTGAAGTTAAATCAATTAGAGGTGGTAAAGCATCCATCTCTGAAGGTTATTGTTATTTTAATAATGGTGAGTTATTTGTTAAAGGGATGAACATCTCCGATTATGGTTATGGTTCCTCTCACGATACAACCCGGGACAGAAAACTTTTACTTAAACGAAAAGAGTTAAACAACTTGGAGAATCAACTCACCAATGGTTTAACTATAATTCCCTACAGATTATTCCTGAACGATAAAGGTCTAATTAAAATGGAGATTGCTCTCGCCAAAGGAAAAAAGATACACGATAAAAAAAATCAAATAAAGATTAGAGATTTAGACAGGGAGTTAAAAAAAGAAATTTAATAGTATTTAATCTTTTACTTTAATTTGAGATATTTATATATATAGGCAATATAATATGAAAACAAAATGGTTAAATGACGATGATGAATATCTAATCAAAAATTATAGCACTGGTGATAAAAATAAATTAATAAATGATTTAAATAGAGGTTGGTGTTCAATTCAAAGTAGAGCGAGTAAGTTATCATTAAATCGTAGAAAAACAACAATTAAAGGTAATGATGTATCTATATGGGACGACTCAGAAATAGAATATTTATCACATAATTATCCCCATTTAGATAAATATGAAATTATGAATTATCTAAATAGAGGGTGGTCTTCAATACAGAATAAAGCTTTTTTACTTGGAATTAAAAGGGGGGTAAGAATTTCAAACTCACACAAATTAAAAAATGGAACTAATGAATCTTATTATTGGTTAGGTTTTATTATGGCTGACGGACATTTTAATGATAAAATAAAACAAATTCAAATTAACTTATCGGAAAAAGATTTACCTCATTTAATAAAATTGTCCGAATATGTTGAATATAAGAAAAAAATAATATTACCTCGAATAAGTATTAATTACACCGACATTAATGATTGGTTAGTGGATACATTTAATATTACAAGTAATAAAACTTACAATCCTTGTTTGTTAAGTAATTTATATAATGATGATTTATTTAGTTTTATAATTGGTTTTATTGATGGGGATGGTACAATAGATAATAAGGGGTATTTAAGGATTAAATGTCATAAATCTTGGTTAGGTAATTTAAATTTTATGGTTAATCATTTAACAAATAATGATTTTAAAAAGGGTATCATTAATAATGAAGGGTTATCATTTATTTCAATAACTAAAATTGAAATTATGAAAAATATAAAAGAAAAGATACTTAAATTAAATTTACCGGTGTTAAATAGAAAATGGGACAGAGT